CTAACCCAACTGAACACTTCGGCGCATCCCAGCGGAGAGCGGCAAAGGATACCCAATAAGACAAAACTGATCGAGAGCGAACAAGACCACCGACTCGAAGCCGCTTGCCTCGGCCATACGCGCCTCTTTCAGCCAGGATGTCGATGAGTCGCCAATGCCCACCAAGTGACTTCGTTGCGAAGGAGGAAAGCCCGACTCTGAGCCGGCCGCGATCGTAGTCATGCTCAAGTCCAAATCGCGACTGTATGTGTAAGTGAAGCTCTCGGTCTTGAGGCACGTAAGTGTTGTGGGCGTCCAGTCGCTAAGTGGGTAGTTGATCACTCGATTCAATGCCGTGTTGTTCACGTCCACTGGATAAAGCACTTCGAAGCGGCAGGTAGGAAAGGCCGCCTGAACGTAAGCGATCACTTGATTTGTGAAGTTTCCAATTTGGCGCGGGAGAAATTCCGCCTCCTGCGGAATCGTTTGAGGATCCACGGTATTGGTGGTGATCACGGCAAGATCGCGCCCATACTGCGACCGGAAAGAACTGGTATTGTATGCATCGTAGAACGGCATGCCGGACCTATCGTCCGGAAAATACCACCATTGAACTTCGCCGAATTGCAAGTAAGGGCGAACTCCCGCGGCAACCAGCACAGTAGCCATGTCCCGATAGATCCGCTTCCAAAACTCGATGCTGGTGGGCGAGAAGTTCGTCTGCAACGCCGGAGTGTTCAGCATAACGGCAGCTTGGCTTGGATATCGCTGCGCAATGCCGGCTTCTGGCGATGGATCTCCGTGCTGCAGTTCCATGCTGAACGACACGACCACATCTATCTCGTAGCCATTCAGTGCTCGATAGAAACTTTCGCTCCAGTCCCGCAGGGCCCGATTTATCCCGGGTGTTGCGGTTAAGTCCGTGCGCCAATTACCATCGGCTCCTCCGGCTAAGGTGACGCCCGATACATGCATGGAGAGATTGGCGGTATCCGCGCTGGTGGCTAAAGTAATCTCGTTACCATCCAGACCCATCGAGCGGGAATAGATCGCCAGTTGGCTTCCTGTTGCGAGGGCGCGAATGGCCGTGTATCCGCGATTGAGTTCGAGTTCGAATGCCTTTGCCAACGTCTCCGATGTATCGCCAATCAAGTTCAAATGGTTAATTACGTTTGTCGTAGAAGGTGGTTGATTTCTTCGACCAATGTAGATCTGGGTGATCTGATTTTGATCCGGCGCGCCCGAAAACGTTATCGTACCTGAAGCGTATTGGTGCCCCACGCGTGTTAGCTCATAAAACCACAAAGCGCCGGCATAGTGATTCACTCGCCCATGAAAACCAAGCGATTTGATTAACCACGCTGTGCGCTCAGGCGCAAGTGAAATTGAGTGGTCCGTGTCCCAGTCCGTTGCAACCGTCAGCTTCGATTCCGAAGACTCAGCGGGCAACGCGGAACCTGGAATCGCCACTTCGAGAAAGTCGAAGTAGAAGAAGGTACCGGCGTTTCCTGAGTGAGTGCAGGTAACGACATGATTTCCTGCGCCGAAAGTACCCAGCAGCTTTCTGACCAGGACATCCTCTCCGGGGACATTCAAATCAACTGTGGACGCTGTCTGCCCATCGACCGAAATCGAAATCAATGCGCCGCTCGCCGCCAGCCTCGTTCCGAGATACAGACGGTGCTGTTGTGCCGATGTGTAGGAGCAATGGATACTCGATAGATTCGTGCTGGTTACATGAATCGTTCCGCCGGAGAAATTTCCCATCGAATGACTCCAAGCGCCCGTATATGCGATGTCGCCGGCATCGTCTTCAATCCGCCTGCTGCCCGGACCCGCGATCGAATAGGCTCTGCCAGACCCGGTGACAGTCCAGTTGGAGACAACTACCTGGAACTCGCTTCGCACAAAGGCCCCAGGCTGTAAATCCGCCGAGTAAGTCCAGCGCAGTTTCCGAACTGCATTCGCCGGTATCGCCCCTAGCACCGGATCATGCAAGGATGCGAACGGCAATACCATTCGCCATTTCGATGGTGCCGTTCCCCCTGTGAATGGCCGTGATAAAGCGTCCCACTGTTCTGTTCTGCTGCCCGAGACATAGGTATACACACCGATCCGGTTTCCGTTTGCGCCGCTCGTTGTGTTGCTAAGTGTTTGGCCGGCTCCTATATATGTGAGCGTCACCTTCGCGCCCTCACCAACGGCACGCGCGGTCGGTGAAAACGCATTTATCCCAGCCACGATATTCTGAACGGCGAACTCCACTGTATCCCCAGAGTTCATCAGGTAGGGATAGTGTTCGGACAGAAACGCCAGCCCCACGTAGTCGCCGGCGGTCACCGTTCCGCCTAATTGAAACTGTACCGTGGCCGGCTGATAACTCCCGTCGATGGCCGTAGCGTAATTCTTGAGCGGGACCTTGTACACCTTTTCACCGGTGCCGTCGTCCGCCCAAACGCGAAGATTCGGCCAATCGACGGTGGGAAACAAGTCGGAGTCGCTTGGAATGCAGTTGGAACGCGTTTCATCGTAAGTCAGAGTTAAGCCGCTTAGATCGCCGTCAGGAAGTGACCGGAAAGCCGGATGCTCGAACACGTTATCGCGATTCCACTCGATTACCGCCCAATCGAATTGCTGCCGCCAGGTGCCGGAAACTGTAAAGCCGTTTGGGCTGGCGCCGCTCAACGCTGCGATCGCCGATGGACGCTCAAAGTAGCACTGCAGGTCGCGGTCGGGCCTCAGCTTTTCCAGAGTTTCTGGCATGGGCTCCTACAAGCGAATGGTCACTGTAAGGTCACGTCCAGGATTAGTGTCCGCGGTCTGTGACACTGCGGTAATGTCCAGACCAATGCGCGCCTTAGTCGCTAATGGGCCAAGTGAGAATCCATCTGCAATGTTCGAGATAGTAGCGCCAATAGGAATTGTGAGTGAGCAATACGGCTGCCCGTTCTGAGTTACTCTCAGTTCAATCGGCGAGCCGGTTGGCGCACCTTTCACTACCGCAAAAACGTCCCGCACTGAATGGGCGCTTTCTACCAGCAGCGGAGGGGCGGCGTCCACTTGAATAGCAAGCGCTCCCTCTACCTGTATCGAGAGCTGCCCTCCGGAGAGCGTCCGCAACCCCAGGTCCGCAGTGGCTGCGTAAGATCTTCTAGCGACGTTACTGTTCCCCCGGCTATTCGTTAGGAAGAGTTCGGCGGTTGCGATCCGAACATCGGGAATTGCTACCGGATAGGCATAGCTTCCACTAGCCGGACTTCCAAAGAAGTCGCGAGCAAATGGCATGACAAAGGTTTTCTTCTCGAGTAAGTAGACGGCCTTCTGGGTAGCGTGAGCCACCGCGGTACTCCCGTAGGCGCCTCGCGTTACCTGGCAGGACGTTGCGTTGTTGACCGCTTGCAGAACTACTACGACTTCCGACTCGATCTGGATCACGTCGCCAGGCTGTACACTGACGGCGCTAGTCAGCACAACCGTCGCGCCGTTAGCATTGAGCGCAGAGCTCAAAGCGAGGGACGACGGCCCGTTCAATTCGTTCCAGTGACCCAAGGTCAGCGTACCCGCGCTAATCGTACGGGTGTTTGCAAGAGTCGCAAACCCAACCGCGGACACTTCCACGATTCCACGTCCGGTTGGCGATAACCCAAAGGTAGGCTGGCCCGGAATGTCCCCATCCAGGCTCAAGCCGGAAGCGCCCGTAATTCGCCAGCGCGTGAGTGGCGACAGCTCGAAAGCATTTTCCTCGTCTTGCACGTTGGCGGCGCGGCCGGAAACATGAACCGTGACGCCCTCGCGATTCGGTACGGCAAATGAGACTGGCGATGCCGCACTCGATGCCCCGAATTGCCAAGTGGAATCGGCGACCAGGAATGAACTGGTAATATCCGGCTCGATATCCCACTTGCGTAACAGAGTAAGCGTAGTCGATGTGTTTGAACTAACTGTCCGCTCTTGCCCGGCGCCCTTGCCACGCGTGATTCTAGCGGCTGCGCCTTTCAATTCGTTGGGCAGCATGTTCAGAGTGCTGTTGCCGACGCTGGCAATATTGTGTATGTCGACCACCGCCTCCGGCTGCAGTTCAAGCCGCCAGTAGAAATTGGCATGGTCGTAGTTGAAATCCGGCGGTCCAATGAGGACCGGGGTTAAGCCAGAGTCGACAAATTGTGTAGCAACCGGTGAATTGCTCGCGATCCTTAGTAACTGAGACGGATTCGTCCCACGATAGACATCAAAGCCCGTCGCACTCGGCGAAAGGCTTAAGCTCCGAAGCGTAACAATGTTGGTGTTGGTGCCCGCCGGAATGTTCGCCTTCACCGTGAATGAAAGCCCGCTGTCCTCACCGTTTGCATCCACTGCGCTGACACCGTAGTAAAGTGTCTGTCCCCCTGCGATGGCGCCACCGCTCGGGTCTATTTGCGGATTGAGTCCAACCAGCGGGATTCCTACCGAACTGACTGTCGGTTGTCCCGGTACTGAGAATCCGACGGCGAGATCAATGGTGACAGTACCGTCGCTACTTGCCGTGGATGACTCCGACACCGCAAACTGCGGCACGCCATCAGCGTCAAAAACGCCGCCCACCAGCGGGCGCGGCAGTCCCAACTCGAATCCCGGCTGCCGCCCCAGACCAGCGTTTCCGGAATCAATCGCTGTGTACCAGGCATCTTTGTGGATTTGGGCGGTAATAACAGCCGTGCGAAAATTCAGGGCCGGTGAGATCTTTGTGATCCGGAATAACTGTCTGTCAAATCCTTCCTTCAAGTAAGTGAGCGCGATCAAGTCGCCAGGCTCCAGGCCTACCGCCTTCACACTGGTTTCCAGTTCGATGTAAGTATTCCCTAAGACCGATTTGTATAACTGCAGTGCCGTAGCGCGTGTAGCCTGATTAAAGTTGGGCAGCCCCAGGGCAGTCAGTGATGTTGTCACTTCCTGTCCACTCAGCAATGAGTCGTCTAGGTCTACCAACGACAAGCTGTCCTGTTGATACTCGTTGAATTCGTCCTGAAATTCCACAGTGAAGCGGTTCGGCGAATCCGCCGCGCTTCGTGAGAAGACGCGCAAACTAGCTTCGCCGTTGTCTCGACGCAGGATTCCCGAAAAGGTGTTGTCTCCAAACTCGTAGGCCGGCCAACCACCTTCTAGTAACTCTTCACTATTACTACCCGGTGGTTTCACCGGCTGCTGCAGCGCCAAAGTATCTTCGGCCTTTAGCTGCAGCAACCCGCTTGCGCCGAATGTCAAGTATAGTCCGGAACCATTCCTGATACCACGGACAACATCGGCTGCGCTTCGGCGTTTAGTCAGCAAAAGATTGCACTGGTATCTCGGAATCAGAGTGTCGTTGCCGTTCAGGTCCTTGGTTTCAACCAGCGCATCGCAACGCAGGGCGACGGACGCAAACGTTGCGAGGTCCACTTCATCCATGCGCCAGCCGCTTCGCCGCAACACGTCGAGCAGAACCCACGCGGGATTGTTTGTGAAGACATTGTCGACACGACTGCCCGCGCCATCGAACCGAGGTAGCTTCAGGCCCTGAACCAACACCTTAATGCTCGGCAGTGAATGTCCATCCGAGATTCTGTTAGGGACAACCACCGAAAGGAAAGCCATGCTTCCATACGGGTCGCCCAAAGGATGTGCGGCCGAGTCGCTGAAGTCCGGATTAAAACCACCGCTCCTGGTGCCAGGACTTACGATGCTGTACCAGCCTGTCGCCGTCATGTTAGATCCAGTGAGGCCGACCGGAATTTCGATGTTGTTTACGATGACCTTGACGACGCCCGCGATCTCGCCGGCGCCTAGTAACACTTCGAAGCGGGTGAGGTTTCCGTCGTTCCGCGCGAAAACCACGGGAGGCTGATACCAACCGGTGCCATAAAGCAATGGCACAAAGTCGTTGTAACGCGCCTGATTGTCTAACGGCGTAGAAACGTGCGAACCTTTCTCTCCATAACTTCGGACAATCACCGATGCCGGCACGAACTCGACACCGCCGAATCTTCGGGTAACGCGATTCTGACTGTCGGTATCGAACATGCCGCGTTGTTGACACTGTGCGCGGGTAAAGTCGCACGAAGTGAAAGGCGCGGCGCCGTTCAGATTCCCCACGCCGCCGGCTTGATCCGCTGAATAGCCACATCTATAGAAAACTGAAAACTCACCCTTCCCTCCCCCGGAAACCGCTTCCAGACGTTGGCCGGCAGTTGCGGGAAACGTCCAGGGACAGCGCTTTTGAATCCGAATTTCGGGCAGGAAGATTCTTTGCAGATTGAGCCGATTAGTAAAGCTAAGCCGCAGGGTTGACTCAGTGGATTCGTCCGGTGGATTGGCTGTTCCTCGAAACACAATTCTGGTCTCAGACGACGCGACCCCGTTTTTCAAATCGAAGAATAGAAATTTGACTGTGACTTGAGATCCCTTCCAACCGATATTCCGTTCAATGGCTGAAAGGAAAGAGTCCGCATTGGCGAGGGTGATGGAGACCTTCGCCACTGTGTCAGTCGCCGTTTCCGATGATGACTTGAGCTCGAAGACATTGTGCTTCAGTACCCGAGCCAGGTACGGCTGTCCGTCGACGGCGACCTTGTGCGTGCTCCAGCGCTGGACGTCGCCGGATTTCAACGTACACTCGAACAGAAAGAGCGGAGTGCCGGGCGTTTCGAGTTCTTTCAACTCTTGAATCGTGCTCACAGCCCGCTCACAAGGTTCACGCTGCAGGAATGCTGATTAGGAGCATCAGTCGTAATTGACATCGAGTCCGAGTCGAATCGAGTCCGGGGATACACCCCCGCTCGATCGAGCGTTTTCTTGTAATGCCCGGGCGCCAACTGCGGTTCCATCTGGGCGCCAAAGATATTGACCCGCGCACCAGCAGGCAGTTCCAATCGAAAGCTAGCGCTTTCCTGATTGGACGGCATGCTTCCAGTCTTCATCGCTCTCGTCCAGACCGTGCTAGCTGGAATCGAGCTGCGCAATTCATGACCTGCGGTCGAAAGTATGAAGGCGATGGTCGACGGCGAGTCACAACGAAGATAGACGCTCAAACAGTATTGGAACCAACTCGCCGCTCCAATACTCTGGGTTACACTCTGCGGCGCCTGCGCGGTGTTCGTGACCTGCGTTGCGCCATTGCCGCCGAACGGATCCGGCATTCCCGCAGTCATCTGGAGCAGAGGATCGACACTCCAAACCGATTTTGTATAATCTTCGCTCCACATCAGTAGATTGTCGGTTGGGTCAAGAAACGTGAACGTGGTCAGCCGGCCCTCGGCCGCCTCAAATAGCTGCTCTATCGAAGTCCGCTCGCCATCTGTCAGTCCCAGATACTGGAGCTGCCAGCGCACAGCCGCCGCGCCCGGGTCACTCATGCGTATGTTGTCGCCGCCGGGAAGGTCGTTCGAAACTGTCCTCAGTGTGGTCCGCCGTTTGACGGGGAACTGACACACGGAACCACTAGTGAGTTGAGGGTAGTGAAGCATTTCAGACTCGATTCTCCTGAACCGTGAGAGCCGTCTTCCCTTTCATTTCATCCAGAAGTTCTTCAGTAATTTCACCGTTCTCGAAACTGCAATTCGGGTACACGGCGCTGTCCCACGGATCCGTGAATGCAAAAGCGCCGGCGGCTCCGGACTGCGCGCGAAAGAACTCTCTCAACACATGCAATTCAGTCTGATCCAGTAGGTCCAGGCGGATCATCCAACGCCTCAACGGCGCCCGGTAGTCTCGAAATCTTTGCTCCGCGCCATCCGTGAATCTAAGCACCACGGCGGAAAAGCGAACCGCCTTCTGAGCGGGATACTGCAAGATCGCCCCGGTTTTCAAAGTTGGAAAGTCGCTCATGTCATAGATCCGAAATTACGTCATTTAAAGAGTGTGAACTAAGCATCGCCTCTCTTACGGCCTGTGCAATTTCATCGCTGTGATCGAGGAACGATTGGCTGTCCATGGCATTCACTTGAATATTGATTTGCGGCGCCAACGCCGGGGCTTGCGCGCGCGGCTGACCGTTTTGGCCGTAGTCCACGGGCACCACCTGGCCATTCGAGCCATCTGTAATGCCGGCTTGGTATTGAACCGGCGGTGGCAATGTGAACGTGGCCGCCGGCGCCGCAGTGGATTTACTGCCGCCGCCGAAAAGACTTAACAGACCGCTGATAATCGGAGCGAAGCTAAGCGCTCCGCCAAACAGTCCTGAAGCGATATTCCCGATGTTGCTCGCAGCCGAGGACCCGCTCTTCGTCGTGGTGTTGTTCGTAACCGCCTGAGTATTGTCCTGTGTCGCTCCAACCTGCGTGAGCTGAGTGGAGTTCAGGGTGCTGGTCTGCCGGGCCAGCTCTGTTATCTGTTCGGTAATGTCCTTCACCGGGGCCTGGAGCAAACCACCGAGACTGGCTGCGCTCGCACCCGATGCGCCGGCGGATGATGTCGTAGCCAATTCCTGAAGCACGGCATGCCGCGATTGATTCGAGCCCTCGCTCGGTGGCAACAGACTCGACAGTTCAATTCTCCGCATCGTTCCTCTCCGATCGCAGCTCGTTTTCCAAGACGAAGATCGCCTCCACCAGCCGCGCCGGCAGCCGGTACACATCGCTCACTCCAAACAGCTTCCACACGTGGAATTCCTCGATCATGGCAATGCTCTCCGATGTTATGTACGATGTCGGGCAGCTAGACACAGCAACCTGCTTACGAGCCCAAACGATCGCCGACGGCGCGAGCTCTTCGTGCTTGAGCCATCCGCACCGCCGCTTTTTCTCCAACCCGCTCGCCCGGCATGTATCGCATTTCCACGCGGCTTGGTTCGCAAACTGAAAATGGAATGCGACAATTAGTTTTTTCGCTCGGCCTCGCTGAGGCCGCACTGCGCTTTAATAGCGGCGACGATCTCCTGCGTGAGCGGCTCCGGACCGCTGTCCAGCAACTGTTCGGTTGCGGCTGGCGCACCGTCAATCGTCAGGCCTTCCACGCTAACCAAGCCCCAACGCAGGTACATGGCGTCTACTTCGTGTGTCAGGATTCCTGCTTCGACTCGCTCTTGTAACTCCGTCCCTGCTTCCAGGAACTCCGCTTTCTTACTGATCTCCCGCACCAACCTGCTCAGTTCCATCCGCCGCCCAAACGAGATGCGGTTTATCACAAATACGACGCCAGGCACTGCCGTCGATTCGATCGAGATGACACTCTCGTAGGACACCGGAGCGCGCGTCTGGCAATTCTCAGCCGAACGCGACAAAAATTTCATCATCTATGCCTCCTTGTGCCCGGCAACTCTGGAATTGCCACTGCTGCCGCTTGTCGGTGTCGTCAAATTCCGGAACTTCAAGAACTACGCCGGTCATATATATGCCGAATAACTGCCCCTGTTGCTGGCCAAGCTGGATCATTACGCTGATCGGCGATTTTTGGCGCGCAGCCTGATATAGAGACCTTGTCGCCACGTCATCCTGCTGGTACAAATTGAAATCGAGAGTTACGGCCCGAAGTCCGGGCGAGATGGCTGAAGGCAGGTTAGCGCCGAATTCTTTTGCTCGTAAGTCGATGTTGTTCGCGAAGGTGATATCCGCCTTGGTCAGCGTGAAGAACCGATTCGGCGTGCTACCCAGCCAGACCTGTCCCAGATGACCGGGAATGATGGAGTAATTGATCGGTCCTACTGCCGGCTCCTGAGGAAATGCACTTAGTCCTGCCTGCCCATTCTCGAAGCTTGCACTATCCACTAAGTCCCTGGCCATTCCCGCGAAACTGAATTCATGGAAATCCCCGTTGACCTTCACCGTCAGTTTGTCTAACGCGGCGCCGGAAAGAACCCGTTGCACCGACGTCCCCGGGCTCCAATAGTCAAACAGTGAGACGCTTTTCAAGTTCCGCGCGGGGGCGTACATCGCGGTTGGCCCGATCGGCGAGTTCGCGGCGGGTGCCGACGTGAAGGGCGCGTTTAGCTGAATCGTGTGGTCGTCTATAAGTGCGGAAGCAAAGCGAAGTTCACCTCCGTTTGTGACGGCTTGACCCGGAGCAAGCCCATGCGGCGCAGCAAACGTAACCCGGCCGGCATTAGTTGCGGACGCCACTGCGCCCCCTGCTGAAAGCAGCGGATTCCCACCTAGACACGCCTGAAAAAGAGGCCCATATGCGGGTTGGCTGCTCTGATCCGCCCAGCTCATCATGTAGGTCCGAAGATCGAAGCTCGTCTCTTTACGAAGCCCCGCCGGATTTCCAGCGAACGTTCTGGAGCCTGTCTTGTCCTTACGCTGAACCTTCTCTGTTTTCTGTTTGGCGGTTAGCGACACTGCGGGGATGCGGTTCCCATCTCCAATTGCCGGCGCGTTGCCATAGCTCTGCTCCAAGGCAACGTAGAACCGATTGTCGTTCGATAAAATGTAAGCCATAAATAGAATGTCGAAAGGACTTCTCCTTTAGTCCGTGCTGATCTCCAAGTCGAAACTGACCTTGGCGGTTTGAATGAAATTGCGTCCGCCGTGCTTCACGCCGCCAAAAGTAACCTCGTATCCTCCGCCATAAAATACTCCGTCGCCCCAGTCTCCGCGGTTATTGTCCAGCACCTGAGTGATGGCGTCCGAGTAGAACTGCACATGCAACTCCATCTCCTCCAGACGGTCTAGTGAGACTCTTGCCTCAACCATCATCTGGGCGGTCCCGGAGAACCTTCGGAACTTTTCGCGGAGTTGGTTCACTATCTTGCCGCAGTACACATAGACCAGCGGATATTTGCTCGACGCGCTCCGTTCCGATAATTCCGGTGAGGCATTCTGGGGAATGATTTGCTGCCCGACGAACGTAGGCAACATTAATTCCTGCTGGGCCGATAGCGCGTCCACAGTATCTGGAATGCCTCCCTGAGCGGCAAAGATGGCGATGGTTTTCTGGGTGGTGATCCGAGCGATTTGCGCCACTGCCTAACCCCTCTCGATCAGCCGCTGATCGGCGAGAAACCAAGTCGGTTGTTGGCCATCGCCGGGCTGCGCTCCCTGCGTCAATCCGCCGGCCAGGGCCCAGTTGGCGCCAACCAAAATCGGGTTCCCATTCTGGAGATGGAGTGTGTCGGGGCCGTTTCCCACATATGCGTTCCATGCAGTCGCACTGGCCGGTGGGTTTTGAGAAGTTACAACCAGTTGCTGCCCGTCGAGTGTAGAGATCTGCGCGACGTCGCTTGGGCTGCCTTCTTGTCCCTGCTGGTTAAGCCAGGACACGGCTACATAAAAGTTTCCGCTGGAAGCCGCGCCGGGCAACGTGTTCAGAGCCGGCAGAGCCGCTTTTGGAATCGGATTTGCTACCACTCCCACACCAATCTGCAAGTAATCCTGAAGACTCCGCTTCGCCAACTCTTCGTATTGCGTCCACTTCCCCCTATATCGATCGTTGAGTTGATTGTTGTACGCATCGCGATATACCAGAGCCAGGGCCTTGTGAGCATGCCACCGCCGTAACTGGCCGGTAACCGCAACGTCGCTTACTCCAATCGTGCGCCGGATAGTCGTTAGGAAATCCCGCTGTGGAAACCTTCGCAACAAAAATAGAGTAAGTTCGGTTGCGAGCTCACTCTGCGCCAATGCGATCTTGCCGTCAAGATCGATGCTCTCCGTGGCGGTTACATCCAGAATGGCGTTTTCATACTTTTGGAGGTCGATCATCCTGTTGACGGGACCGTCCGTAAATAAAGCCATACTTACTTCTTCTCCGCATGCGCCGGCGTGGTTTTGATGGCGCGGAAATCCGCTTCGGATACTACGTTGACCTGGATCTTTTGCGCCAACGCCCGCTGTTCGGCTACCTGAAGCGCCTGGTCGATCACTCCGTGAAACTCGGCCCCTTCCTCGGCCGTTGCCAGACGGGCTTTCCCCTCAACCACCAGCTTTGCCGCGATGTGCCTCGACACCTCGGATTTCTGACCGGCCCGCCCACCGTCGGGCGTCTCGTTGCTGACCACCACAACATGGGGGTCGGCGATCTCCTGTTCGATCTTCCGCAGCTTTTGATAAAACATTCTCAAATCCATTTGGTTTTCCTTTGTTCGTTGTTGCCTGCCGGCCCGTGTTAGTAACCGCTCCCTTACGGTCGCGGCTCGGAATCTACTGAGCCGCGACCGTTAGGGAGCGGTGCCTTTGGACTTCTGCCACAGGAGCGACGCAGACGACATAAGACAATCGTCTGCGCCACCGGGCAAGTGTTGGCGATCCTAGCTCTCCACGTGCACGCCGTGGTTGTTCCGCAGAACCGCCACTCCGTACAACACATCCACTGTGAATTGCTGAGCCAGCGTATTGGGCTGATAGCTCATCACCACACGGAGTCCGAAATTGCCCATCTCCGCGTATTCGGCCACTGCACCGGTGCCAGGCAGCGGCTGCGGCAGGCGGCGAACCACCAGCCCGATCGCGTTCCTCGCAAATGCAGTGTTGTGCGTTGTAACCGGACCGCTTCCGGTCCTCGGCACAAATTGCGATCGGAAGATGAAGAAGTCTTTCAGCTTCCCGACCGCGCCATCCACCAACGCGCGAAGCCCTGCCTCACCGGCCGAGAAGTACTCGCTGAAGCGAGGAATCTGCCTCAGCGACGAGTAGGTCGCCGGATCCACGACCAGATACTTTGCATCGCTCGTTGGCACCTTTGCCTGGAAGAGCGCGGTTTCCGCCGCGTCTATGGTGGCTTCGGTGATTACCATACCCGGCAAACCCACTACCGCATTAGCCGTGAATTGCGCGTAGAGCGCCAATAGATCGGTTTCGATTCGCTCCGCGAGCGCCACTACCGCCGGCTGCATATACAGCTTCAGGAGGTCTGGCACCGCCAGAACTTTTGTGACGTCCGGAATTTGGAAGGTCGCTTCCGCATGGGTATTCAGCACAATCTGTGCATTGCCCAGGTTCGGATTTTGCGTCTGTACCGTGCCGCCTTCCGCAAGATTGTTAGCGATCAGCGTGGGAGGAATCGGCACGTTCACCGTGTCCCCGGCTTGCGCTAGCATCGGCTCGTAGTCTCGATTGACCAAGTTCCCCATGATGAGATTGCCCACGAGCGCGGGTAGCGCGTCCACGGCCACTAACTTCACGATCGCATTCGCTAAATTTGCTGATGTAATTACTGGCATCTGTCTTTCCCTTTCTTGTTGATCTCATTCCACGCCGGGTGTTTGCCTGTCACGCTACTCCCCGCCGATTCCTCAAAATCCTCGCAGCGTCTGGCTTGCTACCCGCGAGATCTCCTGGCGCATCTTCTCCAGATCCTCCGGATTCATTCCGGGTCGAATCTTATCCAAATCGAGCCCGCCCCCATGTGGCGCTACTTTCGACCCGGACCCCATCCCTGAGCCGCCCGTGATGCGAGCCGGCAATAGCTCTGGATTTTCTTGCACGAACTGTGTGAGGTACTCCTTGACGGACACTTCGCCCTGCCCGTTTTTCGCCGTCAGCCGGCCGTCCTCGCCGCGCTGGATGTCGTCTTTCACCACGCGATACGCCAGGTCGATTTTTGCCACACCCAGCCGCTGCAGTTCCGCGCGAATGGTCGATCCGCGGTCTGCTTCTTCCGCCATCTGCCGGCTGCGCTGGTTTTCCTGAACCAGATCGTTAAAGCGCCGCTCCAGTTCTTCACGCCGTTTGCGCTCGTCCAGCAGCTCCACTTTGTATGCGGGCTCTGCCTTGGCTTGCTCGGCACGCACGAACTCTTCAATCACTCCACGAATCACAGAGCGCAATTCGGTTCCATCCGTCTTCGCTTCGTCCATAACCCTCCTTCTTTCTCCTGAACTTTTAGAACTTATGAAACAATCGCTCCAAGTTCCACACAGGCAGGAATGCCTGTGCTACAGCCCTTGGTCGATCTCCCGGCCGATCTTGTCTTTCACGTCCTGGCGCAAGTCGCAAAGAAACTGGAATGCGAGTTTTCTGAACACTTGCTTTTTCAACGTCGGCGAATCGATCCCCAACTTCAGCAGCCGCTCGGCCTCGCCCAGCTCATTCCCAAAGTCGCCGATGTCAAACTCGTCCATGCCGGAAACATCGATGACGATGCCGTCTTCGCGTGCGCCGTCGATGGCGCGCAGCACACGCTTCATGCAATCCTTCACGGCGTCGCCATATGCGCGCAGCACTTCCTGTGTGATGGTGTAGTCCCGCTGTTTGCTCAAACCGGATTGCGTGTGACTTCCGGACAGCGACCCGCCGGCGTGCGTCGCGTAACATACCCGGTAAATTTCTTCCTGGAGCCTCACCAGGTTGTCGGCCGCAATTTGGTAGACGTGTCCGGTTGGCTCCGTCCACCCAAACCGGTCTTGGGGGCCAAGCTGGATGTAATAGGATTCACCCATCACTTGATTCCAGTCGCGCTCCGAGTAGATCACGGGCATGGCAAACAGGCCCATGGTCAGCGCCCATCCAAGCGCATTGGATTTGTTGAAATGCTCGAGCTGCAGTGAGGCCGCCTTATTCAGGAGCCACAATCCTTCCGACACCCGAAGCTCCACCAGCGGCACCCGCGCTAATTTCGCCAGACCGTGCCGGCCTTCCGCCACAATTTCAATTTCCTTGGCGCCGGTTCCACTCTCAGCCTGCTCATACACCCGGTAGCTCTCCTTGTCGTAATAGATCCAGCGTGTTTGCTTGACCCATACCGAGTCTTCGATCTTTTCCTTTCGAAGGCTCTGCGTGCGGAGTACGACCCATTGATAGTGCCCGTACTCGTCGTAACTCCAATTGATCAACTCGTCGGCTGCGTAGCTCACCAGATATGCGCGTGACGCCCCGCGTTCGTCTTCCTCCGCCCGGGTTCCCGCAGGTGCATTCAGGCGTGGAAAGTCCACCAGTATGTAACTCTTCCCGCAAACCAGCGCCTCCACGAATTGCTTGCGAAAGAACTCGGCCAGACAACTGCCCTTCCGGTCGCAGTCTTCGGTAAACTCGCCGAAAAACTTCTTCGCGCGTTCGTTTTTCCCGTCAAACATCAAGCGCGGTTCCCGGCGGAACAACGTGGCGGTGTACCAGTCGACAATCGAGCCAATGTAGTTTTCGTAAAAACTCCGGCTCAACCTCTCTCCGTAAACGTCGCCCGGTTCCTTCTGCCGGCGTACCAGATATTGGTCCGCGCTTACTTTGAATTGTTCGCCACCGGCGTACAGATCCCGGTACTGCCGCCACATGGCGCGCCTGATCGCGAATTCCGGATGCTCGTGATTGATGTCGAAATTGATCTTGCCGTCACTCATAAAAGTTCCAATACCGGGAAACCGCTCCCTTACCGTCGCGGCTCGGTTAGATTTCGTTCGGTTAGTTCGGTTTAAAAGAGTCTTTTGTCTTGCTCGCCAAACGAGACCTGCGGCCGGCACTCCTGCCAGATCAGGTATCCCAATGCGTCCGACAAGTGTGTCCGCTTCGAATCCCGTTCCTTATCGATTACGCTGCTATCCGGCTTGAACGTCACTTCTTCGAAGTCCGTAATCAAGCCCTTACATCGCGGGTGAACGAACAAGTGCGTCTCTTCTCTCGCCGAAAACAACTTTGCATTCACTAGCGCAATCCGTTCCCGCACACTCGGATTGCTGGCCGGCACACGAAACTTTGGATGCCGGTATGCCGTCCGCAGAAAACATTCCCGGATGATCCGGTAGTCCGTCGTTCCAGCCGTCTGCAGGCGCTGCCCGGTTGCATCGCCATAGATCACCAGCCCTGCCGAATGGTCCGGATAGCGCGACAGAAATTCATCGCAAGCTTCCTCCGTGCTGGCCCGGCTCAGCACAATCTCATCCAGCACCATGACGTCTTCCCCTTTTTTCTGCGCGACGATCGAACTCATCGGATCCACGTTGAAGTCCAGCGCCCAGAACAGCGGCAGATTCCCATCCACTTCCAACGGCCTCAAATTCCGCGCGCGATTAAACGCCTGATACACCACGCCGGACTGGACGTTCAGATACTCGCCCAGGACTTCCTGTTCAAAAAACTTCGAATCGTAGCTGTTTTTCAGCCGCTCGTAAAAATCGGGAACCTTGTCCAGCACAAACCGGTTTTCATAGGGCCGCGCCAATACAACTTCATAACCGCCCACGCAATCCCGAATGAATCTCTTGTAGACCCAATCGAAACCCTTGGGCGTCCAAACGCCAAATCCGCAGAGCCGCGTCGCCAGCGGATCTCTCAAACGCCCTTCCAATCGCAACCACGCTTCCTCGGCCGAATAACTCAGCTCGTCCAATCCAAACCACGCCAGGTTCGTTCCGCGCAGCCGTTCGAACTCATCCACGGCGCGAAAATAGATCCGCGAACCCGTGTGCTTCATCACAAGTACGGACTCGGCCTTGTTGAACTCGTAAGGCAGCTTGTTCGCACCCAGAAGCTCCAGGAAAGTGGTGAGCGTGGCATCCCGCAACATGGGGTATGTTGGCGCTCCGATTAATCCCTGTCTTCCCGGATTCTGGTAGCTAAGCTTGATCGCTTCGTGACACAGCGCCTGACTCTTTCCGGATCCGATCGGGCCGGAAAATCCCTTGAACCGAGCGTTGGAATCGTGAAATCTCTGCTGCGACGGAAGTTGGTCGTAGATTATCTCTACCTCTATTTCTTTTTCTCCGTCGACTCTTTCCAC